CGCCTTTCCATGAGTTCTCGCGCTCCTTCGGGTCTTTCCAGACCTGCATTCGGACTACTGGCCCTTTGCCTGTCACGGCGTATTGATTGCCGTTGATGATTACCGCTGACGTGGTGAATTTCTTATCACGCCACAGATTGGCATAGTGATCGATTGGCTTGTAGAAGGGGAGCAGACCGCTGTAAACGTAGCGCCTGCCCTTTCCAATTCTTTCAGCTTGGGACCACTCCTGGTAGCCCACGGGAATATCAGCGAAGCCTTCTCTGCAATAAAACCTGCCAGCCGTGTAGGGGATGACGTGCACCCAATCACGATATTTCTCGGACCAATATTCGGCCGTGATGTCGTTCGTGTCCTCGAACGATGCAGCCACCTCCCTGGCGAAGATGCCCCACGCCCAGCACTCGGCGATAAACCATGCTGTCAGCCAGCCACAGTCAACCGCTGGCCCTTTCCCAGAATTCGTGGCCTGGTTGAGAAGGAACCAGCGAGCGCCGATTGGGCCAACATCGTTTGCGGCTAATGGTGGATCGGTCTTTTGCGTCTCCCCGGTGAAGATACCAAGGCGCATCGCTTCCAGCAGGATCGCATCAGCGCGCTCATCAATGCTCTTGCCTTCCAGCCCTGGCACGAAGCTGCGCATCAGCGACGCATCGGGTTCGGTGATGGGCGCCCAAAGGGATTCGATTTTCACGATTTGATGCCTTTCTCTTCGATCTTCCGAAGGAAATCCCACATCGCCTTGTTCCACAGTGCGTCAGCTAATGCTCCGTGCTCGTCATTGCCCTGTTTTGGAAGCTCTGGATTCCCGAGCTGCTTGCACCACTGAATCAGATCCCTACAAAACATCGGGTAGCCTTTAGGGAGAGCGACCATCGCCCCGAAGAGTTGGCAAAATGCAACCCAATCGTAGGCGCTGTAGTAGCCCCAAAACTCAGGCTTGCCGTATTTCTCTTGGTTGCAGAAGTAAAGGATTTCATCCCGAATTTCCGAGCGTGAACGCCATGGGCAATCGTCAGCATGGCAAGTTGAAGCCTTATCGCCCATTGAGCTTTTAGTGGATGGTTGGCAATTCCGATCTCCGCGCATGTCAAAGTGTTGGAGTCTCGGAAACACGTTTCGCCAAACCCAATCGTTTGCCTCTTTGAACTTCGCGTCTTTGTGTTGGCGGTAAAACTTTCGCCCGTCCTCCGCAACGAGCGCGATGCTTAAAAGGTCAATCGTTCTCCCGTCCTCAATGAATTCAGAATCGAGGAAGTATCTCACTTCTGCCCCTTTCCAAACCGCAGCCACATGGCGATCTTTTGTAGCTCCTGAGCATTCTGCATTTCCACGAGGCTCCTGTTTTGGATGCTCGCGGCAATGCCGAATTGAATGCCTTCGCCAAATGCGCTCATTAGAGCCTGTCGGACGTAGGGCAGAGCCATCACAGCGTTTGTGTCGCTGTAGATGGTCAAAGCCGACGATTGCAGCTTTGGCGGGCCATTTGTAGCTCCCGGCATGAGCGATTGCTCTGGCGAGTCTAGCCGCGGCGGTGGCGTGCGAGGTTTGACGACGGGCGCTTTGTTGAGGTTGTTTGTCCAAGCAAGGCACAGAATGAGGGCGACGAAGGAGAGGTAGGGTTTTGGTTTCATGGTTGGAACGGGATGAATTTGCAATTGACGATGCGGCCAATCAGTTCGCCGTGGACGATAAGATTCCAGTCCTTGCTCATGCGTAAATATCGGTTGGTTCTTCGGCGGGTTTCGGGATATTTGAAACGCGCTGTCTCGGAGGTCCGCCATTGAGTTTGGTCAGATAGGCCATCGAAGAATCAATCATCTTGAGGATCGCGGAAACTCCAGCAGTGATTGACTCCTGAATAGCTTCGTCGCGCTGCACGTCCAGAAGCAGCATTGGGAAGTGACGACGATAGGAAAGAAACTTCCAAGAGCTTCGACCTGTGACAAACATTGAGCCGTGGATCTGCTGAATGTAATCACTCGGCACTTCGGCTTGGAGCAGGTATTTCGTGTGAACTTCGGCGGTCGGGCATTTGATCTCGATGCCTGAATCCTCTCCGATCAGGCCGTCAGGAGAGCAGCCAATGCGCTCGGCGTCGTCGGTGATGAACGCAACCCTTTGGACTTCGATGCCCGTCTCAAAAGTGAAAGCAGGGATCGCTTCTTCTTCCCTGAACTTTCCAAAGTCCATGTCAATTGTATTGAATCCTGGCAACGGACCAGACCAAAGTTCCGCAACTTTGCGAGCGACGTAACTCTTGACCATTTGGCCTTTTCTCAATTCAAAATCCGTTGTCAGGAAGCAATCGAATTCGCTCGCTGTGATCTTTCCAGCCCTCGCATTCATCCATTCCAGCGAGTTCTGTTCAAATCCAGTGTGAACCTTCATGCTCGCCTCTCTTTCTTGGCGAGCAATGCGTCCAGGATTTCGTATTTCGTCGCCGCAATATCCTTGAACGTCTCCGATCCTGCGAGTTTCAGGAACGCGATACGGTCGCTGTTCGTCTCAGCAACCCGGCGCTCCAATTCATCCGATTGTTCTTGAGTGACCTTGTTGCCGATCATTCGTGCGTCGTCATCCTGTCGCCTGACAATGTTCAGTGCATCGCAGAACGCCTCGCGTTGAGCAACAGTGCCAGCCGACGAATCCGCTTGTGTGCTTGTGGCTCCAGGCGGTCCGCTTCCGATCCTGACGGTGAATTCGTTGGTGAAGGCGTGCCCGTCATCGTGAGTGAGGATGCACGAAACGGTTTCCCTGTCGGCTTCGAGCCTCTGAGAAAATCGAACGCTGAATCCGTATTTGGTGAGCAGCGGCTGAGCTTGCTGCATAATTTGCTCGTACTTGGCATAACGGTATCGAACCTCGTTGTTGCGACCTGGAACTGCCTGCATGGCTACAATCTGCTTCGCTTCGGCCTGCATCTCGCGCAAAGCCTGGCTCGCGCTTCTCGCGCTCTTTCGATCCTCCATACGCTCGTAAAGCGCAACAATCTCTTTGACGGCGTTGATGTTTTCAGCTGTTACTCCCTTTTCGATGACGGCTTGGAGCATGTCAGCAACCGCTGGCTCCCGGCGAGCAGGCACGTCCGCCTCCAGCCGTTGAATCGCCTCTTTCGCATCGCTCATATTATTTCTTGGTAATGGTCACGGCGGTTTGAATACGGTAGTCGCGGCTCCCTTCATCGACGAAGAACTTGACCAGTTCACCGGCGATCTCGCCTTTTCGTTTCTCCAATTCCTTCACGATTAAAGCCTGCAATTGCGGCTTCATCTTCTCCACCGCTTCAATTGTCGCATCTTTTGCAGCTTTGCGAATGCCTTCTGAGCAGAGCCATTGGACAAATGTCAGGTCATTCCTCGCATAGCAGCTTTCTTTGCCTTCTGTATCAACCTTGGCCATGAGCACCCGGTTCACAATCCGATCCATGAGGGGTATTTGATCGGCAAGAGCGGACGCGATCGCGGTATGGATTTTGGCCTCAATGATTGGGCGAACAACCTCTTGACTGATCGACAGATTTACATCACTCATCGCGCCAACTCCTTCTTCATTTCTTCGAGCACTTCGATCCGGCGACGGCAGGCGCACCACGCATCTCCGGCTTTGTCCATTGCTCGCTTCGTGGGTTCGTTCGCTTCTTTCAGGCGGCAGTATTCTCGGTAGAGAATTTCGTCCTTGGCTTTTTCCTCTGCGAGCCGTTGCTCAATCGTTTTAGCTTGCGCCACAACGGGCGCTAGTGTATCAGTGGTTTCCATTGGTTGGTATTGTTTGCAGGCCCCTGAGTGAAATCGGGGGCCGTTTTGTTTAGGAGGTTGATCGTTCAATGTATTCAGAGATCGCTACTCGGGCTTGCTGAGATTTGTTCGATAGACGCCTCATCGCCAAGCGGCGCAAAGCATCGTCCAATTCCGCAGGAATCATTAAATTAAATCTCACTGGTCGCTTGCGATTTTGCGTCTTCATTGCTCGCAAATTACACGATCATAAAACCGCGTCAACACAAAATCACATATTTCTTACATAAAGGCTTTGACAATCTTTCCACCCTGCTTCAAACTGCCGCAATGACCCTCTCCCAACTCGTCGCCGAATCAACCGCACGCCTAGTCGATCTACGCCATCGGCACGGCCCAGGCGTAGACGCAGAATGTTTCGTCTCGCTGCCAAAGAAACTTGCTTCCGGTGCCGGAGATGAACGCGATGTGGTCGCGGTCGAATTGTTCCAAAGTGTCATTGGCGGCCCGAACAAGTGGTTCTTCGAGATCCAAACAGAAAAGGAGCCCAAAGAATGACTGAGCGAATTATCCTGAGCTTGGAGCTTGTCGAGAATGGAAATGATGCCCGCTGCTCAATCCATGTACCTTACGACACAACCACAATCATTTTTGGCCCTTGGATGGATGAAGCGATCAAAGAGATGCGGTTAGAGTGCAAACAGAAGCTCTCCGCTATGCCGTGCAAGCACGTTCACACTCGTTGCAGCGGACCCGTCTCATCGGTGTTTTGTAAGGATTGCGGCAAGGAATTGGAGGAAGAATGACCACCGACGAAATCCGAATCGCAATGGCTGAGTTAGAGGGGTGGACGAAGCTCCGCGTGACCGTCAAAGGTTCTGGCGCGCCTGAGCGCGGCCCATCACCGCATGGTTTCCCCTTTGGGAAGAATTATGAAGCGAGCGTTTCTGATTACCTTGCAGACTGGAACTCCGTTCACCGCGTCGTCAATCATGCGCTCACTGATGCCCAGCGGCTCACATTCCTTCGAGTGCTTGACGATCTGACGCTCGGAAACGGCCAAGCATGGTTCCCGGCCCGCATTGTTACAGCAACGCCGCTCGAATGGTGCGAGGCCGTCCTGCGAGTCGTCGGCAAGTGGAAGGACTGATATGCGCCCTAAAAACAAGCGCACAGTGCATCTGGCAATCAACGAGCAGGGTGTGATGAAACCAGCTTGCGGAGCCTACATTTACGCCTCCAACGCGGACTTTCTCACCAGCAAACTCCGTTGCATCACCTGCCCGGAGTGTTTGAGGTTGTGGAATAGGGAATGATTCTGCCCCTTACAGGGATCGAACGCGAGGCTGCGATTGAAACGATTCGCTCCTTCCATTACACGCATTCAGTTACGAGCGGCAAAAGTCATTATTTCCGGTTCGAGTCCGCACTCGTCTGTTTTTCAATCCCCGCGAACAAGAACATTGCCACCTTTCTCGGAGTATCTCGGGTGTGGGAACTTTCGAGACTTTGGGCACCTGACGGACACGAACACAACCTGCTGACGAGAGCAATTAGCTCGACCGCCAAAGCCATCGCTAAAATAGAAAAGCCTGATTGCTTAGTGAGTTACGCAGACCCCAACGCTGAGCATCTTGGAGGCGTTTATCGAGCGGCTTCTTGGATTTATCTCGGTCAGTGCGAAGAAAGCCGAGTCTATCGAAGCCACGACGGGTTTTACCGCGCACGGCGGAAGTTCCATTCAGGGAAGCGAGGATTTACGAAAGCTGAAATCGAGGCGAATGGATTCAAGCAACTCAAAATGCCTGGAAAGCATCGCTTTGTTCGACCGATTTCAAACGATGGTCGCCGTGCAATTCAAGGCCATCCATTGTTCTCGAAGTACAATCCTCAGTTGCCCTAAGCGCCGTCCGCCCGTGACTTCGGAAATGGCGCGGCGTCTTCCTTCGCGTATCCACAGGTGCAACCCATCGGGACCGGGTTATGGTTGTCGTGGTAGCATCCCGGTCTGATCCAATCCCCGCACCAGCAAACCTCCAGGTCGATCTCGTGCTTGCATCTCGGGCAAATCGGACGCTCCGGTTCCTTAGCCATCTCGGCCTCCAACAGCCTTAAATTCAAGGCGTGGTCGTCGAGGCGCGTCAGGTCGGAGTCTTGCGCTTCTAGCGCGGTTACAGTGTTCGGATTTGGGATTTGGTTCATGGCTTTCATGTGGCATGTATCAATTCGTTTTCAAGTTGATTACGCCGCGCAACCATCGTTTTTAGTTCTGCCTTGTCGGCGTCGGAAAACGGAAAACGCATCTTAATCTTTTCGATGCGGGCTTCGGTGGCTTTGATCTGAGCCGGAATTAGCGAAGCGAGTTTAGGGGCTCCGTTCCCCTTTGGGGATTCAATGGGGCTTCTTGATGCTTGGGCGGAACGCTGTTCCCCCTTGGCGGAATAAGGTTCCCCCTTAGGAGGAATACCGTTCCGGGTAAGGGGGAATACGGTTCCCCCTTGGTTGACGATCTTATAGCGGCTTACCAGATGTAGATTGCCACGTTGCTCGGTGCAAATCAGAGACAGCAATTCGAGCGCGCGGAGGCACTTTCTAACGGCTCTCTCGGTAAGCTCGCATTCTTCCGCCAAGGTGCTGACAGACGGCCAGCAAAGCCCGGTTTTATCGTCGGCATGATCGCAAAGACAGAGATACACAAGCTTTCGCGTATGAGAGCCGCAGCGAACTTTTCGGGCTTTGGTGAGGAATGCGTTACCCAGAGGAACTTCCAACCGGACCGCCTACCGCTGTCGACACAGGGGCGCGAAACCCATGTAAGCGGCCGGGTTGGAAGTTCTTTTGAGCTTCGCGCATAAGAGCAGCGGTGTCGAATCGCAGCACGTCGCCACTGTGCTAGAGGCGGGCGGGGAGTGTCAAGTG